CATCTTCAAAATCACCACGTAATTGATCAGTTGGTTGTAAACTAAATGAAGCTGTTACGTTTGAAATAGAAGCTGCTTGAATAACCAATGAACCTGTTACAATGAAAGTTACAGTTCCAGCAGCACCACTAAATACAGTACCTGTAGTAGTTGTGTAAGCAGCTAAAACATCTTTAGCACTGATAGCGTTTGAACCTGAAGAGATAGCAAATGATCTAACTGCGTTATAGTCAGCATTTTTATCTAAAGTAACAGTAATAGTTTTGTAAGAATTAGCAGCAGCAGAAGCTGAATAATTAGCATCTAAGTTGAAATTTGCCCATGAAGCTGTAGCTACAGTAGCAGTTACAATAGATGAAGTGTTGTTAATAGAGTAACCGAAACGGCCAGCACCATACAAACCACCATTAGCGCTTGTGTTTGCACCAGGGTTAGTAACACCGTACATTGATTCTGTTCCGTAGAAACCAGCACCAGCAGCAGCGTTAAAAGGTGATTTAGTTGTTCCATATTGGAAATCCAAGAAGAACACTAGACCTGAAGGTAAGTTCATTGGTTGAACACTAACAAATTCCTTTGCAGCGATTTGACCAAATACTTTACGTACCAAAGGAAGAGCTACACCAGCCCATTGCTCACCAACTCCCGCTGTGAAAGCAGCTCCTGCTGTTCCAGCACCAGTTTGTGAAGATTCCATAACTAATTGCTTAGCTTGGTTTTCTAACATCATTGACATGTTGTTTTTTTCAGTCTCAGTTTTAAGACCTTCTAACAAACCTGTTTTTTTCCATTTTGATGCTAATCTAGCAGCATCAGTTTGAAGGGCTTTATAAGGATTAGCACCTTCTAATAAAGATTGAATTGAATTCATCGTTTTTTAGTTGTTTTTATTAATAATTAGTAATACCAGCTAATTTTTGAAATCTAACGATCATGTCGTTTGATTCTAAAATAGGTTGTTTAGTTGTTACTACAGTGCCAGCTGGTTTAGAGGCTCTGCCTAAGTTTTCTTTTACAATTGCTTTTTTCTCTTTTAATCCTTCGATTAAAGTTTCATAAACCAATTGAGCTTCTTTTTTAGATGTAGCTTTATCAAATGCTGATAATACTTTTACTTTTTGTACTTCAGTTAAGTTTTTTGCTTTGAAGATTTTATTTGTGTAAAGTAATTTAGCATTTAACAAGTTAATCTCGTTAAGTTCAGAACGAAGAATGTTTACTGCTTCGTAAGTTTCGGCAAGTTCAGATTGAAGATCTTCCATTTTCATTTTTTCTTCTTTTTTTTCATTCAAACCGGCATTCATACCTTTTGATAGAGCAGAAGCAATTTTACCTAATGTGTCAGCGAATTCGCTTCCTTTAGCTTTAGCTTTTGCATAAGCGCTTGTAGCCATTTTAGCTAATTCAGCAGCACCACCAGCAGCACCAACACCAGCTGCTTGAGCTGATAGTTCGTCCATTTCTGATCCGTTTTTAAGTTCGAATAAAATTTCATCTAAATCCATTTCTTCTTCACCTTTAGCATCTTCTGCTTTGTCTTTAGCTGAATTTTCGTAATCACCTTCATGTCCAGCTTCGATTTCTCCTGCTGATACCATGTCTTCAATTACTCCTTCAATGAATTCTTTAAGATCTTCTTCGGTCATGTTTTCTAGATCAATTTCTTCTTCTTCAGCTTCTTCAGCTTCTTTAGCTTCGTAAAGATTTTCGTCTTCTGTACCTTCTTCTTCCATTTCTAACTCAGCTAATAGTTCGTCAAGATTAATCTCTTCGTCTAAATCCGGTTGAATTGGTGTTTTTGATTTGTAAGCTGTTTCTTTTTCAGTAGCTTTTAAGTTACTCATTTTTGCTTCTTCAACACTCGCTTCTTCATCTTCCATCTCCATTAAATCAGTTCCGTCATTTGGCTCTAACGCTTCGTCTTCTTCATAAGCAGAATCCATTTCGTTTAATTTAACCGCTAACATAGATATTAAATGGGGTGTAAATGATTCTTCAAGAGCTGCTTTAGCATTTGCAATGGCTGTCTCTTTGATAGTCTTTGCATCGGCAATAGCCTCTTTTAACAAATTTCTGTTTGTCATTTTTTTTTACCTCAAAATTTAGTTTGTGGAATACGTTTATTTACAATAACGTAATGTGGGGTTTATAAATAATTTGATGCTGTATAAGGGATTGATGAACAGCATATTCAAATATACATATATGAAAAAATATTAAGAATACAAGGGAAAAAAGAAAATCTAAACTCGGTAGCGACACTTTGTTTAGATTTCTGTTACTATTAGTAACTATCCCGGTCCTAAGTCCAGATCTTTAGTAAATACTACAAACACCCGTTTGAGCGCATAATATTTCTGTTATAATTGAGTCTATTTTACTATATGATTTAGTTGATTTATTTAATCCTTCGTTCATTGTTCCTACTGGGTGCATATATGAACCTGGATTTGATGGAGTTGAAACAAAATCCCAACATAGTAGTTCAAAATCGTCTTGTACTTCTACTGTTTCTCCTATTTGTTTAACACTACCCATTCCACGAGTTGAAACACCAACCATAATATTATTTTCGATTAATGCTTTCAAAATATTACCTGATGGAGTTGGAAGAATTTCAATTTTACCCATTACATGATCACCATTCCACCATATTTGTTTAATATTATGAGATACGTTTTTAAGATTTATAATTGATGATTCTGGATGGTCTAGTTCGCCTAATGCTCTATTTTCTTTAACACTAGTCATGTATTTATTTATTTCTCGTTCCCATAACTCTTTTGGGTAATAACGACCATTACCGTTTTTGACTTCTGCAGTGGTTAATATACCTTCAACTATAGGATTACCAGCAGAAGATTTAGTACCTTCAGTAAGTTGTTTTGGCGATACTTTAAATAGTTGAGTTTCTATTAATATCATTAGTTCTTAGGTTTAATAGTTTTTGGTTTACCAGGTAAAGCCATTTTTTGAACGCCTTTAGATGATTTAGGTGTCATAGTCATTTGGTCTACTTTTTTAGGCATACCTTTTTTATTTTCTTCACTACCACCATCTTTAACATTAGATTTTACCTTATCATTATTAACAGGTTCCATACCTGAAGATTTGTATTTACCTTTTGATTCTTTAGGTTTACCTAATCCAGGAGTCTCTTCAGTATATCCTACATTTTCAAGACCAAACATAGCGTTTTTAGTATACCATATTGGATCTTTAGTTAAGTTTTTAAGTACGATATTTTTGATTTCTTCAACCGTTTTATCTGTGTTTTTAGGGTTATGCATTTCGAATTGAACACCTCTAATTAATTGATCAAATATAACGTTATCTGTTTTTTTAGTTTCTTTATTATCGTAAGCGTGTGATTCAATATCTTCTACTTCCTTAGCTACTTTAGTTGATGTTGCTTTAACTTTGGTTTCTTTAGGATTTGCTTCTTTTGCTTCGTTAAGAGCTTTATTTTTATCCATCATTTTTTTAACTAATGGAAGTTCGGAAAATGAAAGACCTGAAGCTGATTTATTTGTTACTTTATCGATTTCTGAAGGGGTAATTTTACCACTTTCCATTGCTTTTTTAAGCCATATACCTGATTTTATATTATGTGAATCTAATAAATCTCCTCCTCCATTTAATCTAATCCATTGATATATTGTTTCACAATCTTGGCAATAATTATTATATTCATCTTCACCTTCTTCAAAGAATCCTGCTGAAAATCCGTCTTTAGGATTTGCTTTATTATCTGATGGAGACATAATAACTATTTCTTCTTCACTAGGTTCGTTAATGTTTTCATTAAATATTTTAAACCAATCTGGTTGTTTATTACTTTCTGTAGCAATACCCCAAATATTTTCAGTAATTACACTACGTTGTTTTAGAATATTAACTGAATCTTCAAATCCATAATGATTAGGAATCATATTTGGAAATAATTTCTTAGCGTGTTTAAGAAATACATCTTTAACGCCTTTGCCTTCTGTTATTAGGTTATACTGTTCTTGTAGTGTTGCCATTATATTTTGTTTTTAATTTCGTTATATATTGTTGATAAACTAATGGATTTTTTACGTTCGTTCATTTGTTCTAACTTACGTTTAGTGTTAATTATTTCATCAGTAAAATCACTTATATCAGCAGCTACAGCATCTATTATACCAGGATCTGCTTCTGCTTTATGTATTAAAGCTCTAATCTCTAATTCAAGATTAGCTACTTTTGTTTTAAGGTCTCTTAATTTTTGTCTATTATTCATGTTTATAAATATATTATTTATATGTATCTTTCCACAAATCTTTATAATCTATTGTTTTAGATGCTTTGGCTTGTTTTTTACGATTAACAGGTTTGAATCCAAAGGTTTTAACATAATAATTATCTTTAATTCCATGTTCAGTTGCTTTAGGACCTGGTCCTAAATTTCCTGTTCCATATGGTGTTTTGTTTTCAGTTTTTACTTTTTTAAATGCAAATGGTGTAGCATAATTCATACCAACACCTCCACTAAAAGCTGCTCCTGCTCCTCCTCCACCTGTACTAGACATTTCTTTTAGGATTTTCTTAATAGTATCTTTTAGTTCTGAATGTTTCATTATAATTTACTTAAAATACTTGAAGCATCCAAACCTGTTTCTTTTTTAAAGCGATCAGGATCATTTTTCATTGCCTCTAAACCTTGTTTAAAATATCCATAATCACGAATTTCCATATCCGCATCACCACTCGTTTTATATAATTGACCATTACCAGCATCTAATTTAACATTATTAAATGGGATGTCAACCATATATTCCGCTGGATTAGTACCTTGACCATTGTTATAGTTCTCTTCCCTATTTATTAAAGCTCCGTATTTTAAAACTACAATTTCAGCATCTGTTGGTTTTGTTTTAACATAAATACCAGATGAACCAGTTGAACCTATTTTTGATAATGTAGAATCTACTTTTACTGATTTAACTCCTTGTGGTGTTAAAAAATCTATAGTTTTATTTGGTGTTCCTTTAGTTGGGTTATAAACAACTGGTGTATTATCAATATTATATCCGAAACCCGTACCTGGTTTAGTACATGATACCATACCTGATGCCATTATGGTACAAACTATTCCAACCATTAATTTATCTTTTAGAGACTCATCAATTTTAGTTGTACTAACATTACCTTTACCATCTAATTTCATAGTAACGGTTTTGTCGGAGTGGCCAGGACGTTTATCAATTAATTTAACCTGAAATTCTCCAGCACCAAATTTACCTAGCTCTTTTTTTAGTTGAGTAGTAACATCTTCTTTAGGAGTATCTTCTATTTCTTTTAACGCTTTACGGATTTCTTTACGAATAAGTTTTCTTAATTTCTTTTCCATTACTTGATAATTTTTAGTTCTTCAACCAATGAGTAATATTGTAACAAGTTAACTATATCATCATTTGATATTTTAGATGACTTATCTATTTCAGTAATTAAAGATATTACTTCGGTAAGTTTAATTTTAGTAACTTTATTTGATGTAGTTTTGTTTAGTTCAGTTAATTGAGCTTTAACATCTTTTACTTTAGTATTATAAAATTCTCTTAAACGAGTATTATTATCTACAGCGTTAATGAATTCTCTTAAAATTAATTTTTGGTTATCATTTAATGAACCATATTTACCATTAAATTTCTCTAATAATACTTGGTAAGTTAATATACGTAAATCTTTATCGTATTTTTTAAATTCTTCAAGAACATTTTCTCTAACTTCATTTTCTGTAACAGGTTGAGTAGTTAAAGTTTCTAATAAGGTCATTTTATTAGATATAATTTGATTTGGGTCAACAAGATCTTGAGTGTTGTATATCTCTATTAATGTATAAAGAGATGCTTGTGATTTATAATTTGGTAGTTTTGACTTAAAAAATTCTTCTAGGTTATAGTGTTTTTTAAGTTCATTGATTAGATTATATTTTTCTTTTTTTAATGCAGTTCTGTTAAGCTTTCTAGATGCTTTCAATACCTCTTCAATAATGATATTAGCTTTAGTTTCGCTTAATTGTGTACTTTTAAATAAAGTATCGTATAATTTATATTCTTTACCTAGTTCTGATTTAACAAAGTGCTTTTTAAGAATATCCACCGCTGGTGAATCTTTACCTGATAATGTATCATTAGTTATTTGTCTAACTAATAGTTCAAATAATATTCCGGAGTTTTTAAATTTATTATGTTTAATGTTACTCATCAATAAGTAAGTTTTGTTATAAATATATAAAAATTGTTAGTCTTTGATTAGATCTTCATTTAGATATGTACCGGCGTTTTTTTCTTCATCGAATACTAGTTTCTTTTTCATACTTTCTAATAATTGTTTATTTTTTAAGTATGTCACTTTTGAACTTTCTAATGCTAGTGGTGAACCTCCCTTATAAGCCGTGTGACCTTGTGTTGGTTGATCATCAGTTTTCATATCCGCTACACCTAATCTATCTCTTCCTAATGCGTTATTTTGAGTATTTATGTTACTTACTTTTTCTTGTGGACGACCTAATGGTTCTTTTTCATCATATCCTTCAGGTACAGTACCGTGGTTTTTAACATTACCATATAAATAAGCTAAATCGTGTGGTGTACCATATGACTTGCCTGTTTCTAATGGATCGTTACCTTCTTCTTTAATTTGGTTTAATCTAAATCCACGTTTAGCGTCTTCTCTAATTAAATCTCTATATTCAGAATATTCATTATCACTCATATGGAATATATTATCATAAATCCAATCAGTAGGTAATAAATTAGCATCTATAATATTTTTTGCTAAATCAACTTTTTCCTTCATTAAAGCAACACGTTCTTGATCGTATATGATTGATGGTGTAGTTAAATTTAATTCAAAATTAACTAATGATTCGTCAGTATAACCTTGTGTATATAAATGAACTAATGCTATTTTATATAATTCTGAAGTTATAATACGTTGTAAACGTTCAATTGTACGAGCAAAACGAATATCTTCTGCTGCTAATGTCGCTTTACCAGTTAAATCTTTTTCATAACCCATAAAAGCTTTAGGTATTTTTAAAGCAGCGAATAATTTATCACGTAAATATTCTACGTCTTTAATACCGTCATATTCTAATCCTTTAGTAGTATCAATTTTTGTTGTTTGATCATTACCACGAACCGGAATATAAAAATCTTCTAACATGTTTTGCATGTTATATTTTAAGTTATAATCACCAGTTGCTGGGTCCATATATGGAGTACGTTTCATTGTATTAACAGTTTTTTGCATAAATGCTTCAACTTCTGTAGGAGCAATACCACCAACGTTAATATAAAATACTCGTTTTTCAGGTGCTCTAACAATACGATGAATCAACATCGCATCTTCCATTAAAGCATATTGTTTATATAGTTTACGACCTGGTTCAAGATAACTTCTACCATAAGGTAAATAGTTAGTATCTGATAATAAACGAAAATGGGCCATTTCGTAGTTATCAAAATAAATAGATGTACCTGTATCTGTATTTGGAACACCATAGTATCCTGTAGTGTTACCAGCTAAACCATTTATATCGTATCTAAATCTTACTGATGCTGGATTGTTTTTATCATATGCTTCTTGTCTTTCAATATGGTAAGCAGAATAAGGTATAATATTATAAACACCAAACTTATCTGCAATTTCTAGTTTTAAGAAAAAATCACCATATTTACACATTTGACGAATCCAAGACCATAAATTAAATTCAATATTTAATACATCATAAAACAAGTTATATAATATTTTTTGAATATCTTCATCACTTGATTTAATATGAAGTACTTCTCCGTTTTCGTTTTTAAGTGTACTTTCATCAGCAACAATATCTAATGCTGAGGCAATAATAGCGTCACCATCCATTACATCATATTCAGAATACAATTGAGTACGTAATGTTTGGTAGTTAAAGTTTTGTTGGTAACCGTATAATGAAGTAGGGCTAGTAGTATAAATTCTTTTAAACCTATCTATTAATGAGTTGGTTTCTATTTCACCTGCTTTTTGAATAGAGTTAACATCGACAACTCGTAGTTGATCTCCGTTTGCGTTTCTAATAACGACATCCGTTGAGAATAATCGTTTTAATCTAGTAAATATGCTTCTGTCTGCCATGTGTGTTTATAAATATATTATAATAACCATCTAGTACTTTCTTTACTTCCATTCACATCCATACTCCAATCATTTCCGTATGGGTTAGCGGCTGAATATGCTCCTCCGTTAAATTGTGTTTTAGTAATACTACTTATTGCTGATTTAGTTAAGTCAACACTTTGTTGATTAAATCTTAATGCTGTATCTCTTACATACATTCCAATCCCAAAACTCATTATTAAGTCATCATTGTATCCGGATTGTGCTTCTGCTCTACCGTTTTTCCAAATAAAAACTTTCATTTCTTCAATTAGTCGTTTTGATTGTATAATAACACTTTTGTCTCCTATATACTCTCTAAACTTATTTATAACCATTGGACGTGTTTTTAATGAGTTAGTAAATCCAGCTGTTAAATTACTGTTATCACTATACTTATCAAAATACGTAGAAGCATCTGCTTTATCACTCTTAGATGAAAAATACATGTTTTTGTATCCTCTGTCTAATATTGTTTGAATTGTTGACCAACCTATACTAGCATTTTCAACTACTAATAATGCCTCATTATATTCAGTCGCTATACCTACTAATAAATGACCAAACTCAGTTGTACTAAGTTGACCTTTATATTCACCTACTTGTGTATTAGATTCTATATCAATAATTTGAAACGCAGAATAATCTTTATTATCTCCACGTGCCACATCACCTATAATCATGTAAGAACGACTATAATCAACTGGTTCCCATATCCATAAATTTTTATCTGCACCACGTCTTTCTATAGGTTCCTTCATATAAGTTTTTTCATAAAACTCTATATATTCAGGAAAAAATACTGTATCACCTGATGTAGCGAAATCGCAATCGCATTCTTGAGCTGCTAATCTAGGGTCACCTAGTAATTCATCTTGTAGTTTTCTCCATTCTTCATTTCGTTCAGGATGGACAAACCAAGGTAACTTTATAGGTAAGAATTTATTTGGATTATTACTTGTATCTGCTTCTGCTTTAACCCATGTTTGATGAAACCAATTTCCTGTTCCATACGGAGTTGATAATACAATTGCACCACCACCCGTTGCTAAGGTTTGTTGAGCAGAAGCCCAAATTTCACCTATATTTTCAATAAATGCTGCTTCATCAACTAATAATAAAGATACAGCTTCTGATCGACCTGCATCACCGGCTGCTGATACTGCTTTAATTTGAGAACCATTTGATAATCTTAAACTCAGTTTATTATTTTCGTCTGCTGGTATTCTAAGCCATGAAGGTAAATTATCATACATGAATCTTACTTTCGTAACCATGTTTTTAGCTGTTTCTTGTTTTGTAGCTAAACATAGTACGTTTTTATCTTTATGAAATAACATTAACCATAAAGAATAACCAGCGGCTAAAGTAGATATACCTAATTGACGAGATTTAAGAACAATAGAATATGGATTTTCTTTCCATAAATTAAGGACTTTACCCTGAAATGGATAAAGGTTAAACATTATTCTACCACGTTGAGGATGTTGTATAAAACAATACTTTTTCATGAAATGGTCTGGTGATTGAAGACATTTCAAGTATTCTTCTTTGATTATTTGTTTGTAATCAGGCATTTATTTTCCTATTTTCCAATACATTTTTATGGATAATGAAGGTTGGAGAGATTGATTAACTCCTAATCCTAATCCATATGCATGGTTGCTTTTTGTTTTATATAATAATTCAGGTCCTAAATTTACACTTCCTGCTCCTGCTCCAACTCCTAAACCATAATAAAACTGTGCTTTATTTAAAACTGTTTCTTTTGTAATAGTAATAGTGATTGTAGGATACATTACTTTATAATCTACAATACGAGATAATATTTTATTTTTTGTAATAGAATCGTTTACAACAATTTTAATACTATCTGTACCAATTGTATCAGTATAGTTGTAAATTGCGTAATAATCTTTGAGTATAGCGAGAGTATCTATGGGTGTAGTAAAGGTATCGATATTAACTTCAGTACGGGTATGCCATTTAGGAATATAAACAGGAGTAGTATTTGTAATAGTATCCCATTTAATTTCTTTTGTGATAGTAGTTTTTGTTACTACATTATTATCATTAGAGCAAGCCTTTTGCAATAGCAAGGCTACTACAAGGGCTGCTATAATAATATATTCAAATTTAAATTTCATTGTTATGCTATAACGCTACTAACTAAATCTTTAATATCAATTCCTTTTGAACTGAATAATTTTTTAATTTCGGGTTTAGCAATGATTTGTTTTAGTACAGACATATCTAATGATTTAGATCTTTTAAATGCAGGCATGTCTTCTAATTTACGTACTTTAGCTTTAATAGCTTTATTTAATTTTTCAAATTTTTCGTTTTCTTCAGAACTTAACTTTTCAGCACCTATATCACCATATTCTTTTTCTCCAGCAGCAATATCAGTATCTGATGGAGTTTCTTGATCTAAGTCATTTGATTCTTCATCACCGGTTGGAGTAGATTTTGTTAATTTTGGTTTTTCAGTTTTAGGAAGAGTTACTTTTTCTTTAGGAGCTTTTTCAATAAAACTTGAACTAGGTTTGATAATACCTTTTTCTATTAATCCAGTCATTAAATTTCTAAATGCAGGATTGTTAAAGGTTGCAGGATCTTTTTTAAGGTCCTTAGCTAAATCAGCGATTAATAATTCACCTTTATCTGCTAAATACTGTAATGCTAACTTAGTATTACCTTTAGCTGCATCAATAACTTTTTCTAAACTAGCTTTTTCAGCAGGTACTAAACTATAAATTACTTTAGCACGTGCCATTTCATCTAATTTTTTTTCTTCTAATGTTACAGTTTCACCTTTTTGTAATGCTTTATTAGCATCTAATTTTCCAGTAGAAGATAATGTTGAATATTTAGCATCCTTTTGCATATCACTAATAGCGGTTTTACCAGCGTATGTTTCTTCTTTTATAACGTTTTGAATTTCTTCTTTAATGATTCTAAGCAATGTAGAGTTTTTCATATTTAGTATTTATGTATAAATATTATAAATTTAATGCTTGTAATATTTTCTTAACTCTTTCTTCAGTAGTACCAGATAATTCTACTAATTTTGTAGGTGGATATTCTTTTAACATAGCTTTAATAACTGCGTCTATTTTCATTCTATAATCAGGATCAATAGTTCTAACACCGTTATCTTCAATTTCTACACCTTCAGGTGATACATAAAATATTACATCGTATTGTTTAGTTAGTAATATTCCAGCCTTAACTAATACTTCTTTTTCAGCCCATTCAATAGATTTAGAACTAAACGTAAATGCACATACATCGTATATTGTTCTATCTGATATAATGTTTTCGTTTATTAATTCAGCAGCACGTTCAGCCATGAATATAAATTGCCCTTGTAGTGTAGAATCATTGTTTAATGGAATACCTAAATCATTTAAGTATTTACTACGTTCAGTAGAGAATTTATAATCTTTAAATTGCTCAATTTCTTTTAGAGCATTTACTAGTGTAGTCTTTCCAACTGACATGGAACCGCAAAAACCTATTTTCATATTACGTTTTTAATTTTATTAATGAATTTTACTCATATAAACAATATAACATCCTTTCCTCCCAATAGCCAAATTAACTTAAATGTTTTGTATATAAATACGAAAATCTTCTAGTACGCCTTTAGATTTAGTTTGGGCTTTACTTATAGCTTCTGTTAATACTGATTCAAGATCGAATTCAGATTCTGTGATTAAATTCTTATTTAATTTAGATAATGTGTTTTCAGCGATGAGTAAATAACTGTCATCGTCACCATAATCCTCAGCATCATTTAAATATAGTTTAATATATTCTTCTAGTTGCTTTTTTGAATTCTTCATAAATTATTGTTTTTATTAGTTTAATAGTTTCTGTTACTTTTTGTATTTGTGAGTTTAGCCATTTTAAGCGTTCACCAAATCTTTTACCTTCCATTGGTGTTTCGATATGGTCTTCAGGAATGTATTTGAGTAGAGGTTTCATATATTCTGTTCCAGTTAAAAATATAAAATGATCTTTTTCTGGGTTTATACCTTTAGATTTCATTTGTTTGTATGTTTCTTCGCCCCATGCTTCTTTTTCATCTTTAGGCATTTCCTTAAGTGTTTTTTCGTATGGTGATAATTCTTTATCAAGTGGTACTAAATGATGTTTAGCAGATAATATAAACATTTTATCTGGTTTTAATGTTTTACCGTATTCTAATGTTTTATTAAACATTGGTGACGCAGAGTATAGTTCCTGTGCAGGAGCTGAATGGTCAAGTTTTGATTTAGTGCAACTTAAGAGTACAATTGTAGACATATTATTTTGTCAATAAATATTCAGCAACATATATCCCATGCGCTCCTGATACAGTAATTCCTCTCGCTGATAAAGCATCACCTACAAAATGTACGTTTGGATATTGACTTAATGATAAATTATCATAGTTTACAAGTGGTTCAGGAGATAAATATTTTATCTCCGGTATATAGATTCCATAATCATCACCAAATTCAAATATTTTGTTCATATCTTCAATAAATTTCTCAATATGTTCAAAATAACCACCCATAGCATTTCTAATATTACCTAATGAATGTTCAGATATTTCCCAAGTTGATACTGTTGTACCTTCAGATGTTAATCCTGGTTTACGAGTCATATTAGGTGAGTAATATAATCCAGTTTTATTAGCTTGACATGATTCTACTACTCTTCTTGACCAAGAAAACGGATCTTCAATACCTTTAATTTCCATCAATATACCAAAATTGGTCATATTGTTCCTGTATTCTTCGCCTTTCTTCGCATGGCCATTGTAACTAATATCACCATAAGTTTCTTCAACAGCCACAAAGGCAGCGTTATTATTAGTACAAAAGCTACGAATAGATACGTTATCAAATTTCTGGTAAAGTTTAAAATCATAAGATACATCAATTAATTTTTGGAAATATTTTTGTGGGCATTCGAACCTCACCCCAATTTGGGTTGACTTGACTTCAGTTGGTAAATTATATTTTTTAGATAAATTAGCTGAAAAATCTATTCCTGATTTTCCTGTTCCTACTATACATTTATCAAATTTTATTTTTCTCATATTTTAAATGATTTTAGTATTAGGATATAAATTATTTATAGTATCTTTATGTATTTCATAATTTCCTTTTGTTTTAGTATTAATTGTTATATCTATAATATAATTTTTAATATCAGGAATATCTTTATAAACTCTTTCTTCCATTTCGTCAACTCCAAACCCCATATTAAAAGGTTGAATTTTATATTTATTAGATAATTTATTACCATCAATAGTTATTCTTACATCTGTTGGAAATCCTCCTACATCCCACCCATTTTTATTTCTAGTAAAAGCATTAAATGGTCTAAAATCATCAGTAGTAGCCCATGTGTCGCTTGCTTTTAATATATTATCTTTAAGTATGCTTATTAATTCCCCGGTTCTTGTAAAGTGATATAATACTCCTACTTGTTTAGCTTCATTTAATAAATCTATTAATTTTATCATTATGATTTTTTAATTATTATGTTTTAATATGAATATTAATCTTCATCTTCTTCTAAATGATTGATAGCAGTATAAAAAATATCATTAGCTGCTTCTCTATCTTTAGTAAAAGATAATAATTTACCTTGATCTTTTTTTAAAATATCATTTTTTAACTTATTTTTATCTAAATTTTTTAAAAATAGATTCATATTTAACCCATTAAAACTAGCATAATGTATGTCTTCAAAAGAAAAATTTTTATCTAAACGGGATATAACTTCTTTTTCATCTTGATAAGTACTATATAAATCACTATATGGTTCTATATTTTGATTATCCTCTAAAAATTTATCTAAATCAATATATTCTGTATTTTGTTTTATAATAACAACTAAAGGATCTAAAGTTAGAACTCTATATATTTCTCCTTTATTAGTATATCCTTCTTTTTTAAGATATAAAAATATAGCTTCAGGAAAATCTTTTTGTTTTTTTAATGTTTTAGTATCTACCCAAGAACTAATATATTTAGAAATATCTAATTCATTTATTAATATCTCTTTAATTATATGTTTTAATTCTTGTTTTTTCATGATTATTAATATTATAAACCTAATTTTTTTAGTTTTCTTTTAGTTAAAGCATCTTCAATTTCATCAGAAGAAATATTTATTGGTTTATAAGATTCATACTTATAATCTATTTGATCTCCATTTATTTCTTTATGGTAAGTAGTAAAAGTAGTTGGATTATCACCATATATTTTAGATGTAATAAAAATAATATTTCCTTCAACACCATCTCTCCATCCTAAATTAACATCATATGGAACTTCTAATACATCATTAACAAATATTTTTAAAAAATCAGTGTGTTCATCATATGCTTTTTCCCAAGCTTTATCTATAACTTCTGGTTCTATCTTAGGTTGTTTCTTAAATTCTATTGAATCATATCTGTTCATTTTATATTTACTATATATATTCTCACCATCTGAAACCCATCTATTTCCATTATCATCCCAATATATACTTTTAGATTCTTGACCTATTAATGTTATAATATTTCCTTTATTATCTTTTATTTTTTTAGGAGGAGATAATAATTTTTCCTCATTATTTTGGGGTTTTAAAGGATTTATATTTTCATTTAATATCTTACTAATTTCTTCTTTAATTA